GCGATGGAGGCGTATGGAGGAAAGCTCAAAAGGGCTTATACCTATAAAGCTATGAATCGTTTGATACAGGGCTCAGCGGCAGATATGACTAAGAAAGCTATGCTCGATCTACATAAAGAAGGACTCATAGCCCATACACAGGTTCACGATGAGCTAAACATATCTATAACAGATCAAGCTGAGTGTGAAAAAGTAATAGAGATTATGCGTGACTGTGTTGAGCTTAAAGTTCCTAACAAGGTAGACGCAGAGATAGGTACAAGCTGGGGGGATGTAAAAGATTACAAGGTGTACTTTAATGAAAGCTCGTGACGGTAGAAGAAGTAAGCTGCGCAGCGTCTATTTTCAGATTTATATGACATATACTAATTCCGATGTAACTTTAGAAGAACTAGGGGACAAGTACCATGTGTCAAAACAAAGAGTATGGCAGATCGTACGTCTTTGTAAAATAGGTAATGGCAATTACTTCAAAGGTCTAGAAAATTTAAACAAAGTAAAAAAGAGTTACAAAGAAGAGTTCCCTGAAGCAAGTTCTAAAACTATTAACGAGCTAACACGGGACTGGATGAAACTTAAAAACATAAGATTAATAAAGAACGGTCATGGGTAAAATAAATTCTAGACATAAAGGCGCGAGTTTTGAAAGAGAAGTCGCCATGCATCTCAACGTCTTCTTTGAGAGTATTGGCGTGCCGTTAAAGGTAAAGAGAAACTTAGAACAGTATCAAGAAAAAGATCTAGGCGACCTTAACGTTCCCAACCATACAATAGAATGTAAACGATATGCGAACGGCAGCTGGTACAAAGAAGAGTGGTGGCAGCAGGTAATAAACTCTTGTGGCAGCACGATTCCTGTTCTGATATGGAAGTATAATCGACAACCGATCAGAGTCTGTCTGCCCATGTATGTACTCACTAAAGGCAAGAAAGATCTGAGTAAAACTGTAGTGCTGACTTTTGAAGACTGGCTAGATATTCTTGCTAAAAATCTTTAACAACATGCTATACTCTCTGGGTAGCCAGTTTAAAATAGTAGGTACGTTTAATCAATATAGGAGAAAAAACGTATGGCTCATGCAGTAGAAACTATGGCTTACGCTGGGGAAGTACCCTGGCATGGCCTCGGGGTAAAAGTCGATGACGACTTGACCCCTGATGAGATGCTGATAGCAGCAGGTCTTGATTGGACCGTAAGTAAACGTCACTTGTTTACTCACGATAAGCCGACTATCGAGGCTTCTGCTCAAGATAACCTTAACGACCTCGTGGCGTTACCTGAGCACTATGTTATAGTGCGTGACAGTGATAACAAGCCCTTTGGTCCGTGTGGCTCTAAGTTTGTACCTTCTCAAAACAAGGATGCGTTCCAGTTTTTTAAGAAGTTTACCGATGCAGGCCACATGAAAATGGAGACCGCTGGGTCTCTCAAGGGCGGTGAGCAGGTCTGGGGTCTGGCTAACGTCAGTAAAGACTTTGTCTTACCTGGAGATGACCGAGTGTTAGGCTACTTATTAGTGAGTGTTTCTCATAAGTGGGGTAAGTCTAACGAGATACGGTTTACGCCTGTCCGTGTAGTCTGTAATAATACGCTGAGTATGGCGTTAGCTGACCGCTCGACGTCAGGTTTCCGTATGCCTCATACTACCTCTATAGACGCTGAGGTATTTCAAGCAGCGGAGGAGGCGTTAGGTCTGGCCGGTGAGCGTATGGATAAGTACAAGGAGGGTGCTGAGTTTCTTAGCTCTAAGAAGTTTAGCCAAGACTCCATTGTTACTTACATCGCTGACTTATTTCAGCCCGAGCTACTTAAAGAGCAAGCTGATATAGAGAAAATGACAGATGTCAGGGCTATCGCGACTCGTCAAAGTATGGTTGACGAGTTTAAAAAGACACCAGCTAAAGTCCTACAGGCTATTGAGGAGCAGCCCGGAGCTAACTTAAAGTCTAGTAAAGGTACTTGGTGGGGGGCTATGAACGCTGTTACGTTTGTAGTAGACCATAAGTGGGGGTATGACAGAGATGCAGCCCTACACAATGCTTGGTTCGGGGAGCGTGCCGCTCTCAAGACTAAGGCTATGGCTAAAGCTATTGAGTATGCTAAAGCAGCGTAACCCTTTAGAGGAGCGGTGTCATAGATTTTGACACCGTTCCTTTACTTTCTACTATACTTTTCATAACATATACCCTTACTGACGGAGATAAGGATGAGAAGAGACATTCGTAACTGGAGTGAGCCGACCACTGTGATTACTTTTTTAGGTGATCTACCGTGCTCTACGGACCACTTTGTGATTACTGAAGACTGCCCTAAAATATGTGGTGGCTTGAGGGCTGGTTCACCCATGATGTACAATCCAGATAAGTATGCACCTCCTGCATGGCTAACCCTTAGACGAGCTGCTGATATGTATCAAGAGCATACCGGAAGACGTAAAGAGTTTACCACACGTAAAGAGGCACAAGAATTTTTATTTGAGTATTTTAAACCTCTGGCGGTTGAGCCTACTGACGATGACTTTTCTGACTGGTACTTGAAAAAGAGAGACGAAGAGCAGTCAGTGGACAACAAAGATGTAAAGTGGAAACCTTTAGCTTTAAAGATGGATACAACTAAACGCAAGCACACAGCCCTTCCTCTTGACAGTAAAATACTGCGCAACGAGCAGAAGGTCGCTAAGTCTGACAAAAATAAAGAGCGTCACGCTCTCTACACTGGTTTAAAAACAATCAAAGAGATACTTGACGAGAACCCTGATATCAAGCCAGCAGATATAAAGTATGATATCCGCTGTGGTTATGGGTTAGTGGGGGAGACAGCTTCACTATGAGAGTATCCGCTATTGAAAAAGGTGAGCCGATACCTCCAGTAACGCCGAGGAATAATAAGTACAGCTTCCATGAGATGGAAGTGGGTGACCATTTTACGGTCGTAGACTATGAAGACATAGATCTACAGAGGCTCAGAACTGCTGCGTGTAACTATGGTCGTAGGAATGATAAGCAGTTTCTTACACGTAAAGTGTTAGAAGATGGTGTGTGGGTTTTTAGAGTATGGAGGACAGCTTGACAGAATTTATTTTTGCGTTTTTAGCTTTGATGATTGGTCTTTCGGTTGGTATGCTGATAGGCTGCTACATCACCACAAAAGAAGCAAAAGAGGCGTACAGGGGTGCTAAAAAACTTAACGAGTTATTAAATAGACCTTATGAGTAATCAAAAGCTGACACCTAAACAAGAGAAGTACGCACAGAACGTGGCTAAGGGCATGCAGAAAAAAGAAGCTGCTAAACAAGCTGGCTACAGTGAGAAGAATGCTAGCCGTGCAGGTTCTATACTGAGCAGTGACGCTAACCCACAAGTAAAAAACAGAATACAAGAGCTACAGACTAGAGCTGCTGATAAAGCTGAGCTTACTTTGACAACTCATTTAGTAGATTTGAAGGATATTCGTGACGGTGCTGTGCGTAATGGTGCGTGGTCCGCTGCGGTAACTGCCGAAGTCGCACGAGGTAAAGCTGCAGGTCTGTATGTGAACAGAAGTGAGCTAACGGTTAACAGGGTTGACACCATGTCAAAGGAAGAAGTGTTAGCTAGAATGAGAGAGTTATATGATGAGACTGGTGGCATACTGCCTCCAGGTAAAGTAATAGAAGGAGAGTGTGAAGAAAAATAAAAGAACGAGTCTTCTCCACCCAGGTGAGCAGGGGCATCAGGTTGAGCCAGTATTTAGGCTACCGCCAGGAAACCCAAGTATATGGACGAGAGACAGGTTCAATGAATAAGGTGTGGACTCGTAGTATCTTCGAGATACACATTCGTTAGTCACGTTGTCAACGTCAACGTGTGCCATGTTATGTTTGGATCATTACATAACCACGGCTACCTTAATTGAACCCACCCCTGCACTTCACTACTTCTAGCTTTACCGTCATATAGTTGTAACTTAACCTTTTAGGGTTAGGTAGGTTTATAGCCAGGCATGGCGTCCTTTCCTACTTGACATACGGGGTGTGTATTCACTTAAAGTAGAGTCTTGTGTCCCCTTACAATGACCAAAACTCTCGCCCCTTTATTAACTAACTGTGGGGAATACCATGTACTACATAACTAGAGCAGATGATAAAGGCATCTATGAGATAGGTGTACAAGCTCTTAAAAACTTTAAACCAGAGGACGGGGTAGAATACTACGTCCGCAAGACTAGAAAGCTGCCCAGCTTCTTTGACAGTGTGCCAGTTTACTTAGGCGTAGACGGTAAGCTCAAGAAGACTAACAGAGAAGCCACCGGCTGGTGTGACGGTTACTATGGCTAACCGCGAAGTTCCTAAAGTCCGTATTGTAAACT